ACTCATCCACCTTTAACCGTCTATGTATCTCGTTCTTACCAGCGACACGTGAACCCCTTGACCTGTCAGACGGACGCCAGCGGCACCCCTTTTGATTCATCTGCTCTGCCAAGCTAGGCCCAGTGTCACCACGGTTGTGCCATAAAGAACTATCCAGCACCCCGTATCTCATTGTACCATCTTTTGCTTCTGCTTCAAGTATTAAATCTGCTAGATCAGAAGCTGTAACCTTAGATACATACATCTCACGGTACACAATTACTTGTTCATCAGGTGCTACAGCAAACCACAGAACACCAGTGTAACTACCATAACCGTAATCGCAAGCCCTAAACTTTGCCCAAGAGTCAGGTACATCGAATGCGTCAACAACATGTACTTTTCTGTCAAACTCTGGAAAAGCGGCACCCTCGTTAATGTCCCAGTTACCTTCAAGTAACTGCTTGCGCTGATGCTCTGGAAGCGAGAGAAGCATTGCTTCATAGTCGCCAGCCTCAGCCAAGTACGGATTGTCGAATAGAGAGGCTGGAATAAAGCGTCTTTTAAATAAAGGCATACCTTCTTTACTATGCCCTTTAGGGAACGTAATCGTTTCACCTGTTTCAATGTTAGTTGCCCAGAACGGTTGATTCCCGACTGCAGGATCAATAAACATTTTCTTAACCCAAGCATGACCGCTTCCTCCAGGGTTGGTTGTAGCCCTCATGTAAAGACCTAAGTCCTTGGAACTACTACGTAATCTTGATCTCATATAATCCCAAGCGTAAGGGCTAGACCATTGCGTAAGCTCATCGAATCCAATCCAGTTAAAAGCCTGACCTTGATAGCGTGTGACATCCGTATCTTTGTCGAGATAAGACATCCAAAGTCTTCCACCCTGAGGAGAAGTCCATTGAGATTTACGTTCCGACCACTTAATTCCAGGGATAGCACGAGGGTATAACTCCTGACTCTTTTGTATGAGTTCTCTTAATTCTTCTGTAGTATGTCTTACTAGTAGCCCTGAGAAGTTAGGGTCATTTAATCCATGTAGAGGGTCAGCCAACATGGCGTAGCTCTTACCTCCACCTGCTGAGCCACCATAGAGTACTTCACGTTCTGACGCACTAAGAAAGTTTGTCTGTGGGCCAGGGTTAGGTTTGAATACTACCTGTTGAGCTTCCTCTACATCATACTCAGGTGCCTTAACTTGTGCAGGTATAGTTTCTACTACAGGTTCTTCAACTATCTTTGTCAGGTTCTGTGTAGGCTCCTGCACCTTTTCTTTCGAGCTTTTCGATTTGGTCAAGCGTTTCTTGGAGCCACTTGGCAAGCTTGCGCTTAATTGTAAGTGCTTTTCTACGTTTCTGCTCAACTTCTATTCTCTTCTTTAACCCTGTGAACGTTATAGTTCTACCAGTCTCTTTACTTAACCACTGTGCTACTGCACGATAACTATACTGCTTAAGGTGGCGCTTTGCAAGCTCTAAAGCTTCAAGTTCTGATTCAATGGGTAAGAGTAGTCTGTCGTTCTCAGGATCTACCCTATAACCAAAGGGTATCCTCTTTGTTATCTTAACTATAGGGTGCCATTCTTTTGTGTGGTTCTTGGGTGGTAGGGGTAACTGCCAGAACCCTAAATCTCTCTCAGGTATTATTCGTTTGTACCTTCTTTTGGTGGCAGATAGAAAACGCCTCCGCCAGATGTTACGTCTACTTTGTCTACTTTACCAAGTCCTGCACGATCTAGCAAGTCCTTAGCTGCAACCATCTTCTCTTTTATGCCTAGCTCTGTAGGATCATACAAGGCACCAACCATTGCCATAGCAGCCTTAGGGGCAGTACGAGCAAAGTATGTACGTGTCCTATCACCGATCTCATCCTTGAGAGCTTCTACAATAGCTGATGTGCTAGACGCAGGATCGTAACCCGCCATCTTCTTAGCAGCTACAGCATCACCGCCAGCCTCATCAAAGAGTACCTCTAGGAAGCGCTGCTGCTTTTCTGTTAATGCTCTAGCCATGTTATTCCCTTACCACTTGCCTTGTTTTACGCCTAAGAAGTACATAAGTATTATCAACGCACCTGCACCTGCTAGTAATACTGCAATACCTACAGCCCAATTAATGCAGTTGTCTATGAACTCTTGCTTCTTATAGACTAACTCACGCTGCTCTTTACGCTGTTTAGCCTCTATACGTACTATCTCTTCCCAAGCACTAGGCCCATACGTCCAAGAGATGTGTGACTTAAGCTCTTCTCGCATCTCTTTGAGCTTCTGCTTTTGTGACCATATCTCTAACGCATTAGACTGGTTGTCACTAAACATCTTGTACATAGGAGGGTTCTTAGCTTTGTCCTCCAAGAAGTCTAGGTCACTTACTGCCTTAGACCATTGAGAGACTGCACCAGTCATGGCACTGATCTCACGCCCTACAGATACAGCTTTCTTGATGCCATTGTAGGCTGTAGTAGCTGCAGCCATAGCTGTAAAAGGATCAACCACTTTACTTTACCATATCTCTATGGTCACGGTTGATGTATCGTAGCTCACTCTCCATAACAGCTATACGTTGCTTGAGTTTATTAATCTCATTGATAGCTAAGGTCATAGAGGCAAGCTCATCCCATAGCTCTTCTACATCATCCCATACATACTGTATTTCTACGCCATTGCTTTCAACATCACGCTTAAGGTTAATGTTATCCTCAATAGCCATACGTGAGCCTAATTGGCTTACTGTTTCTTCTAGGCTTGCTATTGTGGAAGCCTGCTGAGATACCCACCATACGCCACCACCAAGTTGTACAGCCATAGCAGCCACTAGGGCAATAGGTAGTTTAACATTCTCCACAATAGCTCTCCTAACTATTTGAAACTTTCTGCGATAACGTTGCGGATCTCTCCACGTGCGATACCAATATCTCTTAACTCTTTGTCTGACATGTTCTGTAGTATCCAGAAGTCAGCACGTGCCTGTTGTGCTTTTTGTAAGCTTGCCAAGAAGTCTGTGAAGGTTTTGATAATAAGTGCGATCATTTTATGTTCCTATGTATTGAGCCAGCACTATTGCTGGTTTGCCTACATAGTTATACACAAATGTGCGGTAGTTACCTCTACTAAGTTTGCATACCCGTCATGACCTACTAGGTAGGCTGATAGTATTCTTCACCTGACATAGTTACATGGTATGTACCTGCTGTCTCAGCAAAACACTGCAGTTTATCACCTGGCTGTAATGCTATGTAGCCACCACCCTCTATTACCTCGTGCATAGAGTTAGCATCTGCTGCGAAGTTATCTACAATATAGTGGTGCGTATTAGTAGCAGCCTCATACCAATAAACACTGATCTTCTTATTATTAGCTGAGCTATTAGATAAGTGCAGGAACTTAACCAGGCAAACAAAAGTATTAGGACATACATATAAATCTTGAGGGCTTGATGAACTAGTAGAAGTTACATCAATAGATTTAGTTACATACTTTGCACTGGTTAGGAATGCCATTACTCATCAACCCACGCTTCATTCTCTGGTGTATTAGGGTCATCCTTTACAAAGTGTCCCTTAGCTGTACGAGCACGTTTCTTACCCTTAGGTGCAGCAGCCTTCTTAGGCTTAACCTTCTTAGCTAGTTTAGCTAAGAGTGGCGCTTCATCCTGTTCAATACAAATAGCTGTAACGTTAGCGTCTTTACTTTGTACATTACCATAGTTGTCTTCACCAGCAGACTGATTACCTGCAGAGTCCCACACGTAGCCGTGCTCATCTACAGTGTAACCAGCAGCCTCAAGGGCTTCTTGATACTTGTGATAGTACTTCATTACTTGCTCTTCTTCATGGGACGTTCTGCTGGCATCGAAGCACCACACATGCCACCCTTGTTGTAACCCATCTTTTTCTTAGCCATGCCGCCGCTCATCATGCCCATCTTCTTCTTAGCCATACCACCATATGAGTAACCCATCTTCTTAGCTACTTCTGGTGCTTCTTTCTTAAGAGCTTTCATACCTTTGTTCATCATAGTCTTAATCCTTTTAAGTTATTTTCTATACTTAGCTGTCTTTTTAGCTATCTTCTTTGGTTGGGCTACAAACTGTTTACCCGCCTTAGTACCCTTACGCTTAGCTGCACTTGTAGCTTTATACTCTGCAGGAGATAAGGCATCCCTAGCTTTCTTAGGAAGGTAACGCTCACCTGTAGCTTTCTTACCTTGAGTAGAGGGCTTACCTGACTTAGTACCCCACTTCTCATTGCCCCACTTCTTAAGACTTTTTTGACTTTTTGCTAGCGCCATCCGCTTTAGCCTTTGCTGTTTTACTCAGATCTTTATAGTGAAATACTTTCTTAGAAGCCTTAGACATACGAGCACCTGTCATAACAGTACCGTCTGAATGCTTGTGAGTTTTACCTGTATAGAGAGTACCATCCCTAAGGTAATGCTTAACACCCTTCATGACTTATATCCTCCACCCTTAGCTTTGTATTGCTTGGCTACCATCTGAGCCTTACGTGCTGACCACTGTCCAGGCTTACCACCCTTACCGCCAGCCTTTACTTTAGCTACGAGGTTCTTACGCATAGTAGGCTTAGTGTAGTTACCTGCTGCATTTACTTTTGACTTAGCCATTATGTTGGCTCCCCATTGTAGCGCAGAGCTACACAAGTAGGTGTGATGACTGCGTGGCTATACTTATCCATGATCTTACGTGCCTCAGCTACTGTAGAAGCTTGGCACTCCTCCTCACTACTGAATACGTAAGGACTAGTCAGTACCTGACAATGCTCTGCCAAGGCAGACATACATACCATGATGACACCAAGAGTACCTACCATTTTACTTTATCTGCCCAGTATGCAGCAGAGAGTTTACCCTTCTTGATATTCTTAGCATGTCTAGCTTTGAAGGATGCACGTTTCTTCTTCATGCGATCAGATTCACCTGCTTTAGGTTTACCTGCTGTGGACGCTCCCTGTTCACCAAAGCGGATGAGCTTAATGGTGTCACCTTCTTTGGCAAGGACAGCGTGTGACTTGGTAGGGTGCTTGGGAGTACGCTTGGGTTTGTTGTAACCTTCAAACTTCTCACCTCTATATTCAATCGCCATAAGGTCTTTTCCTATCAGGGTCTAGCACATCACTACGAGATAACATGCCTTCCAAGTACATCGCTCTCTCTACGTGATCTAAAGTGTACCTAACACCAGTGTCAGCCTCTATTGCAGCACGAGCGTAGAACACGTCACTACGAGGGATATGAATACGGCGTATACGCTTGGCACTACCGTCTGCTAATGCAGAGTAAAACTCTTCTAGTATGTTATCGTCTGCGTATAGTTGTACGGGTTTAATAGGCATTGTCAACACTTTTCTTAATAAAAAGGGTACGTGTCGCAAACTACATGTTAGGAGAGAGGAGACATGAGGAGAGTGTACACATATGTTTGTAACACGTACCAGTTATGCAACACTTATGTTTATACAAGTTTATGTGTGTTACATATAGATAGTGTACAAACTATAAAGAAGGGTGTCAACCCCTATAGTTAAACTCTCTAAGTTAAACTGTCTAAGTTAAACTCTTCCTATGTCCAGTAACCTTATTAACACACTTTTTATATAGTTAAACTATTTATTATTTATTACTTGTATTAAGTTTAACTTAAATGTTTAACTCTGTCTACTACTACTACGTAGTTATACTCCACAGAACATACGTGTCAATCCATAAAATGCATATGCTCGTAAGAAAGTTTTACTAATGAGCGGATCTTTGCCTATATGTGACATAAATGCACCGCTTCTTATGCTTATGTATCTGTTATAGTATAACAATATACCTAAACCTAAAATACCCGTGCGTGTAGTTATACATATATACGTACCCCACACCCCGCCATGGCCCTCGCACCCCCCTCGTTTTGGCTGGTATTATGTTAAATATCTGGTGTCATACTGTCTAAGCTGCTGTAATTGCTGCACTCTTTAACTGATGTATCCTCAATC